ATGCCTACTGAGCATGCTGAGAAGTTAGGTTATGGTGACGGTTCTGCTTTTGCTGAAATGGGTTTCACCATTGAGAAAGCAACTGTTACTGCTCGTAGCCGTGCTCTCAAAGCAGAATACAGTTTAGAACTCGCACAAGACTTGAAAGCAATTCATGGTCTTGATGCAGAAACTGAACTTGCTAACATCCTTTCTACGGAAATTCTTACGGAAATTAACCGTGAAATTATCCGAACGATCAACTCACAAGCAAAGATTGGTTCGCTTCAAGCGGGTCTTCAAACTGCTGGTATCTTCGACTTAGCAACGGATGCTGATGGTCGTTGGTCTGTTGAAAAGTTCAAGGGTCTGTTGGTTCAATTAGAGCGTGAGTGTAACGTCATTGCCAAAGAAACTCGTCGTGGTAAAGGTAACATCATCGTCTGTTCCTCAGATGTTGCTACTGCTTTGACTGCTGCTGGTATGCTTGACTATGCACCTGCTCTGTCTACTTCTTTGAACGTAGATGACACAGGCAACACGTTTGCTGGTGTATTAAATGGTCGCACTAAGGTCTTCATCGACCCATATGCGGTTGCTGACTATGTAACTGTTGGTTACAAAGGCACCAATCCTTATGATGCTGGTGTGTTCTATTGCCCATACGTACCTCTCCAGATGGTACGTGCAGTTGGCGAGAATGACTTCCAACCACGTATCGGGTTCAAGACTCGTTACGGCATGGCAAGCAATCCTTTCGTAGGAACTGCTGCTGCTGATGGTTTGGCTGCTGTTCGTTCAAACCAATACTACAGAATCTTCCGCGTAGACAACATCCTCGCGTAATACTGTATAAAATAAAAACAATAAAAAGTTTTGACCCCGCCTCGTGCGGGGTTTTTTTTGTGTATAAATACATGCATGGGAGAAAAAATATCAAATTATAGTTCATTGGCACCTACCGGTTTTAGGTTAACAATCTCGCGTGAGTTCTATCCTCACTTGCAATATTTCGTTCAGCAGATACAACATCCTGCGATGGAAGTTCAAGCAGTAGAGATATCCTACAAGAGACTGACAAACATGGGTGTAACTGGTAATGCTGTTGTCAACGGTACCGTTACTATGGATGTCCTTATGGACGAGAACATGGAATCATATAAGGAAATTTATGATTGGATGTTACGCATGTCAAATGAAAAACATATCCCATCTTCTAGCAGATTTAATAGTTCAGGCGAATCTACTCCTACCTCATATTGTGATATTGTTCTATCAATTCTTACATCTGCTAACAACCCTAATAAAGAAATACGATACCGCAATGCATTTCCCGTCTCGTTAGGAGATGTTCAATTCAACACTACTTCTAGTGGCGAATACATCGTATTTCCTGTGACATTTAAATTTGACTACTTCGAATTTTCGTGATATAATATACTGTATTTTACCTGTGAGTTTACATAATGAATTTAGAAAACATCCTTGCCGAGTGGCAAGTTGATTGTAGAATCGATCCATCGTCAATTGACGAGTCATCAAGATGCACCCCAGAGTTACACGCAAAATATCTTGGAATACTATCCAACACTAAACTAAAACTGAAACAAGCAGAATTCAAACAGAAAGATTTGATGAAGTCGAAGTGGTTGTGGTATCAAGGTAAGATGCCGTATGAGGAGGTAATTGAGTTAGGTTGGGAACCGGATCCTTTCAATGGTCTCAAAATACTGAAAGGCGAGATGGAACACTACATCGAAGCAGACCCAGAACTCGTAGCAAGCGAAGCAAGAATCGAGTACCTAAAAACTTGTATAGATACTTTGAAAGAAATTGTTGAGAACCTCAAATGGAGGCACCAGACAATCGGTAATATTATACGATGGAAACAATTTGAAGCAGGGTTCTGATGATATCAATAAATCTTAATGACGCAGAAATATATCACCTTCCTTGGAAACATGTGGTGATAAAAAATATCCTTCCGGAAAGTACCGCACGATCAATATCAGAATCTAAAATTTTATCTAAGTATGCCGAAACCTCTGGGGTTCCTGAGTATGGTAAAATACAAATTAATACATCAAAATATGACGAATTCGAATTCTCGTCTATACACGAAGCACTCAAATCTCCTGAACTCGTTGAATTTTTAATAAACAAGTTTAACAAAGATGTTGTCAATGCTTACGGTGAAGAAGCAAACCTTCGAAAAAATGAAGTGTATCCTACAAATGATTTATGTTTATTTAATAAATCCACCACTCCTTTTGATGATGTTTGGAAAGCATCGACCAGTATAAAAGACCAAATAATTTTGTCTCATGGAAACGCAAAGGGGTGGCATTTAGATATGTCCAATAAATTAATTTCTGGAATAATATATTTCAGGGAAGTGACTGATAACTTAAAAGAATCCGGTGATCTTTTATTAACATCATCGCCAACAGACGCTATCAAAAAAATACCGTATGAATTTAACACAGGTATTTTCTGGGCAAATTTGCCATGGGCATGGCATAGTGTTACACAAAGAGAAGTCTCCCCTAACAACTTGCGGCGAACAGTTAGTTATCATATAGGCGGAAATAGAAACTATAACGACTATAAACATAATACAGATAAAAATGGTGTGCCTGTTTTTGGATTTCGAAAAGTGAATATATTGTAATGGACACCATTGAACTAAAACTCAAAGATTATAGTATGTTGAAAGTCAACTGTGCTAGTTCTGTTGCACAAGAGTTATCCGATTACTTCTGTTTCGAAGTGCCGGGTGCTAAGTATATGCCAGCAGTCAAGCGGAGAGTTTGGGACGGTAAGATTCGTCTGTTCAATAGTATGAACGGAGAAATAAATGCTGGGTTGTATGATGCAATCAAAACATTTGCAAAGAGAAGAGGATACGTTGTTGAGTATCTTGAAAGCAGTTATGGTTTTCCACACGAGAAAAACAAACTCAACCATCTAAAAAATATGTCTTGGATCTCACAGTTAGGTCTGCCGTTTGCACCTCGTGACTATCAGTACGATGCCTTCACACACGCCTTAGAGCACAAGAGAGGCGTTTTACTGTCTCCGACAGGTTCTGGTAAGTCCATGATAATCTATCTTTTGTTGAGATACTATTTCGATAGTTACGACAAAGATATGCTTGTTATCGTTCCTACTACGGGTCTAGTCCAGCAGATGGTATCTGACTTCGAGTCCTATGGATTTGACACCAACACCAATTGTCATCTGATCTATTCTGGTAAAGAAAAAAATACTGGCAAACGAGTAGTGATTACCACGTGGCAATCTATACACAGACTACCTCCTAAGTGGTTTGAAAACTTCGGAGCAATCTTCGGGGACGAGTGTCATGGTTTCAAGGCAAAATCTTTATCAAGTATAATGAACAAAGCAATCAATGCTGAGTATCGTTTCGGTACTACTGGAACCTTGGATGGAACAGAAACCAACAAGATGGTGTTAGAGGGGTTGTTTGGTCCTGTGAAACGGGTGACCACCACAGCAGTACTACAAAAAGCAAAACAATTGGCACCTCTCAATATTGACATACTATTGTTGAAGTATAAAGAAGAGTATTGCAAGACTGTTGAAAAGACAACCTATCAAGAAGAGATAGATTTTCTGGTAAGTTATAAGAAAAGAAATTTATTTATTAGGAACCTGACGTTATCATTGGAAGGTAATACTCTGGTTCTATTCAATCTTGTGGACAAGCATGGTAAGGTTCTGAAAGAATTGATTCAGGATAAAATAGAAGAAGGCAGGAAACTTTTTTATGTTAGCGGAGAAACTAAGACAAGCGATAGGGAAGCAGTACGAGGTATTGTCGAGAAACAAACCAACAGTATTGTTCTTGCTTCTCTCGGGACTTTTTCTACTGGAATTAATATACGGAATATCCATAATATCATCTTCGCATCTCCCAGCAAATCGCAAATCAGGGTGTTACAGTCCATTGGACGGGGACTCAGAGTGTCAGATGATAGCAGGACTACAAAACTTTACGACATTGCAGATGACCTCCGGTATCAAGGTAAAGCAAATTTTACTATGAGACATTGTGCAGAAAGAATAAAGATATATAAGAGTGAGCAATTCAATTATAAACTGGTGGAAGTAGATATATGAGCACTTTTCCAACACATCAATTAAAATTAACCACAGGTGAAGAATTAATTTGCGAAGTTATGGATTGGGAAAACGAAGATAATAATATTATTATTCGTAATGCTATGGTTATTGAAACAACTATTTTTGAAAATAATGAAAGGGTTTATATGTTTAAACCATGGTTCTTGTATTTAGAAAAACCAACTGACTATATTATACTTGATTCAAAAAGTATAGTGGCGAGTGCACAACCAAATGATTTACTTGCTATTCAATATATCAGCGCAGTATCAGATATGAAAGATCTTTCTGAGGATAGGATTAAAGAGCATAATAAAAGAGAAGCAATTAAACTGAAAAGTATATTAGAAAATCTTATCGAATCAAAAAAAGAACCTAAAGAAAAGAAATCAAAACCAAAGTCAAATATTATTAATTTTGTTCCTCCTGATACTACTTTTCACTAGTATACTGTTCTCCTTACGAGTCAAGCTCTAGGGTAACACATTTTCCTTCTTCTGTCAACCCCTTGACAACATTTATTTTTAGTGTATAATATATCTATTTCACGTGAGAGTAACTATGACTATCAAACCAAAAGACAAACCGCACTACGTAAACAACGCAGATTTTTCCCAAGCAGTTGTGGATTACGTAAAAACTTCTAACGATGCTGTTGCAGCAGGAGAACCAAAACCTGTGGTTACTGATTACATTGCTCGGTGCTTTCTGAAAATTTCAGAAGGTCTTTCACACAAAGCAAACTTCGTTCGCTACACCTATCGTGAAGAGATGGTAATGGATGCAGTAGAGAACTGCTTGAAAGCAATTGAGAACTATAACCTTGAGACTGCTACGCGCACAGGGAAACCCAATGCGTTCGCATACTTCACTCAGATCTCATGGTATGCGTTCCTCCGGCGTATTCAGAAGGAGAAGAAGCAACAAGATATCAAGATCAAGTATCTGACTGAATCTGGTATAGAGCAATTGATGACAGAAGAATTTGAGGGCAACCCTGCTGCTCGACAGACTCAAGCATTTGTAGATGATCTACGAAAGCGTATAGACAGTGTAAAAGAAAGTGATAATGCGGTAAAAGACTACGTAAAAAAAGAACGTAAAAAAAGAACTAGGCATGTGGATTCAGACCTCTCTGAATTTTTGGTGGGTTGATTATGAAGGTAGCCATACTAAACGATACGCATGCTGGTGTAAGACAGAGTTCTGAAATCTTTATGGATTATCAGGAAAAATTCTATCGTGATGTTTTCTTTCCGTACCTAGAAGAGCATGGAATAAAAAAGATAGTACATCTTGGAGACTATTATGAAAACCGTACTTCGATTAATTTCAAAGCACTTAATCACAATAGGCGCATATTTCTTGATGAGTTGCGCGTTCGTGGCATACACATGGATATTATTCCAGGTAATCATGATTGTTATTATAAAAACACAAACAACCTAAATGCTTTGAAAGAACTCCTTGGTCACTATATGAACGAGGTAAACATCATAGAAGAACCTACTGTCATGAACTATGATGGTTTGAACTTTGCTTTGATCCCTTGGATCAACAATGAGAATGAAGAGAAAATAAAGTACTTCATCAATACTTGCAAAGCAGATATTCTGGGTGCACACTTAGAACTGTCTGGGTTTGAGATGCAAGCAGGAATACCTTGCCATGATGGTATGGATGCTGGGTTGTTTCGTAGGTTCGACATGGTTCTCTCTGGACACTTTCATACCAAATCTACCATAGGTAATATTCATTATCTTGGGTCTCAGATGGAGTTCATGTGGTCCGATTGTAATGATCGCAAATACTTTCATGTACTTGATACGGATACACGTGAACTGACTTCTGTTGAAAATCCTATCACCATATTTGAAAAGATTTTATACAATGATAAAGAGAAAGACCCTAACCTTATTGACGTAAGAAAACTGGACGATAAGTTTGTCAAAGTTATTGTTGTCAACAAGACCAAACCAGCAGAGTTTGAGAAGTTCTTGGACCGAGTAAACTTTCAGAAGGTTCACGGATTACAGATAGCAGAAAACTTTCAAGACTTTGTTGGAACTAATGTTGAGGATTCAAAAATAAGTGTTGACAGCACTGACGAATTGTTGTATAGTTATATCGATGCGGTAGATACTGATCTCAGTAAAGACAAGATCAAGTCTATGGTTCGAGAACTCATGATAGAGGCACAGTCACTAGAGATCGTATGATAAATTTTAATAAAATTCGTTACCGAAACTTTTTATCCACTGGCAACACCTTTACTGAAATCGATTTCTCATCGAGTAAATCGACACTGGTTGTGGGTGCGAATGGATCTGGTAAGTCTACTTTGCTAGACGCATTATCCTTTGCCTTGTTCGGTAAAGCACATCGTAATGTAAACAAACCTCAACTACTAAACAGTGTAAACAATAAAGACTGTGTGGTCGAAGTAGAGTTTGTCGCATTAGGTCAGGAGTATAAGATCGTTCGGGGTCTGAAACCTGCTCTGTTTGAGATATGGCAAGACGGTACCATGATCAATCAGGACTCCCATGCGAAAGAATATCAAAAGATTCTAGAACAAAACATCCTCAAGTTGAACCACAAAACGTTTCACCAGATCGTTGTGTTGGGGAGCAGCAGTTTCATTCCTTTTATGCAGCTCCCCGCACAACATCGACGTGACGTTATCGAAGACCTCCTAGATATTAATGTGTTCTCTAAAATGAACACAGTCCTAAAAGAAAAAGTTTCTACCCTGAAACAATCCTTGATGGACAATTCGTATAAGTTGGAGATGAGTGATACTAAGATTGAATCTCAGAAGAAGCACATCTCTCAACTAACTAAAATCTCTGAAACTGCTAGGCAAGAAAAGTTAGACTTGATTGCTCAAGAAGAAGAAGAGTTGGCCCGCCTAAACACCCAAGTAACTAGTTGGGAAGATACTGTTTTATCTGACCTTCAAACCAAGCAGTCATCATTAGATTCTAAGATCAATGAGATGGGTAAGTATGTCTTTCAGTTTAATGCTAAACAGAAAGCATCTAACAAAGAGATTCTATTTTATGAAGACAACGAAGACTGCCCCACCTGTGACCAAACCATCGAACCCTCCTTCCGATTGGATAAGGTACAGAACGCCAAAGACAAGTGGGATGAACTCGAAGAAGCAAGACAACAGTGTGAACACCAAATAGGAAAGTTGACAAATGAGAAACACAGTATCCAAGAGTCTATTGATGCAGAAGTTGAACAGCGTAATCAGATCAACACCATCAAAGAAAAAATCACATGGACCCAGCGAAGAATTACTTCTTTACAGGGTGAGTTATCCGAACTTCAAACAGGTGTACATAGCTTGCAGGAAGCACGAGATACTCTCTCAAGTGAAGAAAGTAAAAGAGAAACTCTCGTTGATGTCAAACTAGAATACGCGACTCAAAGAGAATATAATAACGTTATCACAGAACTCCTCAAAGATACCGGTATCAAAACCAAGATCATCAAGCAGTACTTGCCAGTGATCAATAAGTTGACTAACCAGTATCTTCAGGTTCTTGACTTTTACGTTCACTTCGATCTGGACGAGGGTTTCAATGAAACTATTCGCTCGCGGCACCGTGATGTATTTTCTTACTCATCTTTTAGTGAAGGTGAGAAACAACGTATCGATTTGGCGCTTCTGTTCACATGGAGACAGATTGCTAAGATGAAAAACAGCATCGCAACCAATCTATTGATCCTCGATGAAACCTTTGACTCATCTCTTGATGCTGATGGGGTAGATAATTTGCTGAAGATATTAGATACCTTAGATGATGATACAAATGTTTTTGTAATATCTCATAAAGGTGAACTGCTCGACAATAAGTTTGATCGCAAGATCGAATTCATAAAAGAAAAGAATTTTAGCAAAGCAGTATGAATAAAATAGGTTCTAGTCTAGACACTACTGAGTTATCTAAAGCACGAGTTGTAAAAGTGCCCGATTATGTTGTGATACCATCTGTTCTAAGTAAGAAAGAGTGTGTAGGTGTAAGTAACTTTGCTAAGTCTAAGGGGAAATATACACCTGGATTAATTGGCACAGATGATTCTAATGTGCAAAAGCAACAAGGTATAAGAGACACTGAACTTTGGTGGTTTTATCACCATAAATTAGATGAAAAAATATCAGATGTCTTATATCAACAAAATAAAAAACATTGGAAGTACCGAATAAACGAGACAGAATTTTTTCAATATGGAGAATATAATATTGGTGGTCATTACTCTTGGCATCGAGATGCTGAACCCTCTAATGTTTCTAAATTAAGAAAGTTAAGTTTTTCAATTGTATTGAATGATAGAGATTCATTTGAAGGTGGTAAATTTCAAATGCTATCAAAATTAGATAGGGAAGGTAAACCAGTAATTCGTACTATGACTTCTCTTAATAAAGTCGGGAGTATACTTATATTTCCAAGCACTACAACTCATCGAGTTACCCCAGTAACTAAGGGAACTAGACGTTCTTTGGTGGGATGGGTATGGGGACCACAATTAGCTTGACACGATGAAAATAATGATGTATAATTACTTTAAACATATGAGGATACTTACGTGATGATTACAGAACAAACTATGCAGGTTCTTAAAAACTATGCTTCAATTAATCCCAACATTGTTATAGAAAGCGGCAACGTTATTAAGACTATTTCTGAGGCAAAAAACGTTGTCAGTAAATCTATACTAGATGTGGAATTTCCAAAGACCTTTGGGATCTTTGATCTAAACGAGTTCATTTCTGCTATGGGACTGGTTGATAATCCTACGCTATCTTTCGAGGATGAATATGTTCTTATTGGAGATTCAGTAGGTAGGACTCGAATTAAATATTATTATTCTGATATCGATATCCTCACCTCTCCTAGTAAGGAAGTGGTCATGCGAGATGCTGATGTGACTTTTACCTTAGATCGAGAGACTCTGGCAAAAGTTCGCCGCGCGTCTTCCGTTCTTGGGCATAATGAAGTCAGTGTAACTTGTATAGATAATGTTGTATGTCTAACAGTAAATGATAACAGTGATAGCACTTCAAACGGTTATACTGTTGATGTCGAAGGGACATACAAACATAGTAATTTTAATTTTGTATTTAATATTAATAATTTAAAAATGATTGAAGGTGATTATGATGTTGCTATTTCCTCATCTTTGATCTCGCATTTTATTAATAAACAAACCAAGATTGAATATTGGGTAGCACTTGAAAAAACTAGTACTTATGGAGACTAATATGAACGAAGAAATGATGGACCTTGCTAATCGAATTACACGTAGTACAGTTGCAGTAGTTGATACTATGACAGCGCGTGGCGCTTTTCGAGGTGAAGAGTTAAGCACGATTGGACAGCTTAGAGATCAGTGTATTGCGTTGATCCAGTTGGTTGAGCAAGAACAAGGTAATGTTTCTGGTGAAGCATCAACTCTTGAAGCAATTGCGCCAGAAGTAGCAGGAGGATAATTTTACATTTGTCTCCACTTGAATTATTATTATTTTTTTTTATTATGTATGGAGTAACAAATGTCAAAAGAATTCTTATGGGTAGAGAAATATCGTCCGTCTAAGATAGACGATACTATTCTGCCGAAAACCCTTCAAAAAACTTTCTCTGAGGCAATTGCCAAAGGAGAACTGACTAATATGTTGTTCACTGGAACTGCTGGTCTTGGTAAGACTACGGTTGCACGTGCACTGTGTGATGAGTTAGACATGGATTACATAGTAATCAATGGTTCAGAAGAAGGTAACATCGACACACTACGAGGTAAGATCAAACGATTTGCCTCTTCTATTTCTCTTACGAGTAATAAAAAATGTGTCATTCTTGATGAGGCGGATTACTTGAATCCTCAATCGACACAACCTGCTTTGCGTGGGTTCATCGAAGAGTTTTCAAGTAACTGTCGATTCATACTCACATGTAATTTTAAGAACAGAATCATTGAACCGCTCCATTCTCGGTGCGGTGTATATGAATTTAATACTTCCAAAAAAGATATGCAGCCTCTATGTGAACAGATGTTGAAGCGTGTCTTGAGCATTCTTACCAAAGAGAATGTGACGTGTAATGATATCGAACCTGTTGCTAATCTGATATTAAAACATGCACCTGATTGGAGAAGAGTACTCAATGAAGTTCAAAGATATTCTACAAGTGGTACTCTGTTGTTACCGCAAAAG